TAAGTAAAGGAAGTGATTTAATGCCTGGTGATAATTCAAAACACTTGATTCCTCAAAACCAACGAACAAAAGAACAACAAAGTCAAATAGCACGTATGGGAGGTATTGCTAGTGGTAAAGCAAGAAGAAAGAAAAAAACCATGCAACAACTAGCCAAAATGATGCTTGAATCTGAAACAAATAAAAAGAACGTTCGTTCAGTCAAAGGATTATGTAAAGAAATTGAAGATGAAGATATTACTGTGATGGCATCAATGATTGCAGGACAAGCAAGGTCCGCAATGAAAGGTAATGCTCTATCTTTTCAAGTATTAACTGAATTAGCAGAAAAAGAACAAGAGAAAGAAAATACATCATTCTATATTCCTGCTAAAGATATAGCTAAATCATTTGTAGATTTGAATAGAGATATTGATAATCCTGATTATAGTGAGTTTTGGTTAAGAGGTGGACGTGGTTCCACTAAATCAACTTATATAGGAGAAAAGACTATTGAGTTAATGAAAAACAATCCTAACTATTGTGCATTAGTGATGAGAGAGGTTGGAAATACTCTTAAAGATTCCGTTTATATGCAAATTAAGTGGGCTATTGACCATTTAGGGTTAACGAGTCAATTCAAATTCACAGTATCGCCGATGGAGATAACTTTAAAAGAAACAGGGCAAAAGATTTACTTTAGAGGTGGGGATGACCCTCAAAAGATTAAATCTATTAGACCACCTGAAGGAATGTACATTGCTATTAGATGGTTTGAAGAAGCGGACCAATTAAAAGGTATGAAAGAAATTCGTAATATTAATCAGTCTACTATTCGTGGAGGAGATAGGTACTATACATTCTTTTCTTATAACGTTCCTATTTCTAACACTCATTGGATTAATGTAGAAGCATCAAGTGGAAAACCTGATAGAATAGTACATGACAGCGATTATAGAGATGTGCCAAAGCAATGGCTAGGTAAACAATTTTTTGATGATGCTGAATGGCTAAAACAGATAAATCCAAAAGCTTATGAGCATGAATATTTAGGTATTCCTGTAGGTCAAGGTTTAGAAGTATTTGATAATTTAGAAATTAGAGAAATTACTGATAATGAAATAGCTTCATTTGATAAAGTATTATATGGTGTCGATTGGGGTTGGTATCCTGACCCATTCCATTTTGGTGGGTGCTATTATGATAGTGCTAGAATGACATTGTATATATTTGATGAATATAGATGTAATAAGAAATCAAATAAAGATACTGCTGATGTATTATTAAATGAAAAAGGTTTGACAAGATATGATATAGTCACTTGTGACAGTGCTGAACAAAAGTCTGTAGAAGAATATAGAACATATGGAATTAATGCTAGAGCAGCTGAAAAAGGTCCTGATTCAGTAAGATTTGGGATGAAGTGGTTACAATCACTATTAAAGATAGTAATAGACCCAATTAAATGTCCAAACACTAAAGAAGAATTTTCTAAATATCAATATGAAACAACACCGGAAGGTGAACCAATAAGTGCATATCCTGATTTAGACAATCATAGTATTGACTGTATTAGATATGCAACGGAACAAATATGGAAGAAACGTGGAGGTGCTAGATATGGTCGTTAATATTTTAGGAGAAGAATATGAAATTAAAATATTAGAAAAAAAGGATTCTTGTATGTTAGCAAATAATAGTGATGGTTATGCTCAATTAACAGATACTGCTACAAAGAGATTAAATAGTTTAGTTATTAAAGGTAATACAGTGCAAGAAAGTACAAGTGGCAAACCTTCACCAAGTCCGGAATATCCCCAAGAAATTAAAGCGGTTAATGAGTTAAGTGGAGTAATGAGC